TGCATGGCTGGGACGAGGAGGTGCTGGAGAAGCCGGCCCCGGCACCGCCGCCGCGGGCGGCCCTCGAGGAGGGGCCGACCCAGCCGGCCGAGGTGCGGCTGCCCAAGGCTCGGGGCCGGCCGCGCAAGATCCGGCCGGAGGCGTGATGGAGACCCACCCCACCGCCATCGACGCGCTGAACGAGGCGACCCGCCGCCGGTTCCAGCGGCACTGCCGGCCCATGCCGCGGCTCGGCATCGCGGACTGGGCCACGCGGCACCGGGTGCTTTCGCCGGAGGCTACGGCCCAGCACGGCCCGTGGCGGAACGACGTCGTGCCCTATCTGGTGGACATCATGAACGCCATCGGCGACCGGACCACCCAGGAGGTGGTGCTGGTCACCCCGTCGCAGGCCGGGAAATCGGAGGCCATCTTGAACGCCATCGGCTTCTTCATTCACCAGGAGCCGAGCCCGATGTTGGTGGTCCAGCCGACGGTGGAGACCGGGGAAAGCTTCTCCAAGGACCGGGTGGCGCCGATGCTCCGGGACAGCCCGGCCCTGCAGCCGCTGGTGGCCCCGGCCCGGTCCCGCGACTCGAACAACACCATCCTGTCCAAGCAGTATCCGGGCGGGCAGCTGGACATCACCGGGGCCAATGCGCCCAGCGGGCTGGCCATGCGGCCCAAGCGGGTGGTCCTGCTGGACGAACGGGACCGGCACCCGCGGAGCGCCGGCACCGAGGGGGACGTGAAGGCCATTGCCCGGGCCCGGACCAGATCCTTCGGCCGCCGCCGCAAGATTGTCGAGGTGTCGAGCCCGACCAGTGCCGAGGAGTCGCTGATCTGGCCTAGCTACCTCGAGGGCACACAAGAGGTGTGGGAGGTGCCCTGCCCGAGCTGCGGGGCCTACCAGGTGCTCCAGTTCGAGCGGCTCAAGTGGGAGCTCACGCCGGCGCGGGCCGTGGACGCCGATACGGTCCGGTACAGCTGCGCACATTGCCCGGCCCTGCTGCCGCCCACCGCCAAGGCCGGCATGCTCCGCGGCGGGCGCTGGACCGCCACGGCGGAGCCCCGGGTGCCGCACAAGCGGACGTTCCACCTCACGGGGATGGCGGCGGCCTTTACGCAGTGGGACGAGCTGGCCCAAGAGTTCGTGACGGCCAACAAGCAGGACGATCCCAGCCTCCGGGTTGAGATGCTGCGGGCATTTTTCAACACCGGGCTCGGGGCCCTCTACGTGGACCAGAGCGCCGAGACCCAGCAGCATGAGCTGATGACCCGGGCCAAGCCCTACGATGCGGCCCAGCGGTGGCAGATCCCGGCGGAGGCCGGGTTCGTGACCGCCGGGGTGGACGTCCAGCATGACCGGCTGGAAATCGTCGTCCGGGCATGGGGCGCCGGCGAGGAATCGTGGCTGGTGCAGCGGGTGGTCCTGCGGGGCGATGCCTTCAACGCCAAGCTCTGGGGCGCCCTGGACGAGTGGCGGACCTCGAGGCAGTACCGCCACCAGAGCGGCGCCATCCTGCCCATCCGGTCGCTGTGCATCGACGCCGGCGACGGCGCCATGGCCCAGAATGTGTACAAGTACTGCCACGCCAAGCACAGCGCGGGGGTGTTCGCGGTGAAGGGGCACGGGCTGGCCGCGGCGCCGATGCTGCCGAACAAGGCCACCAAGGTGAAGCCGGGGCGGCTGTACGTGGTGGGAGTGCATGCCATCATGGAACGCATCTATAGACGCTTGGCCATGCCCAACCCGGGACCCGGGTACCTGCACCTCAACGAGTATGCCTCCGCCACCCCACCGGACGGGGTGCCTGGCGATTACTGCGAGCAGCTCACCAGCATGCAACGGGTCAAGGACGAAAAGACCCGGCGGTACCGGTTCGTGGCGACCAAAGGCCGCCGCAACGAGGTGGCCGACGCCGAGGTGTACGCCTATGCCGCGCTGCTGCTGGCCCCCATCGACCGGGCCCAGCTGGGGGCCGAGGTGGAGAAGGTGAACGCGGCCGGACGCCGGCTGGCCCAGCAACAGCCCGAGCCGGAGGAGCCCGTGCCGCCGGTGGAGAGGACCGACCGGTCCGAGCCAACCCCGCCGGTGCCCACCCGGGTGGCGCCGGTCGGCAGACCACCGGCCCAGACCGCGTGGTGGAATACCACCGGGCGAGGCGGCTGGCGTCGCTGATCGGACAATAGACGACGGCCAGCCCTCCCGAGGCGGCCAAACGGCACCGGCTGGCTCTGTGGATAACTCCGGCGCTAAGTTTTCCACATGCCCGATCCGCTCACAAGGGTCCCGCACTCGTTCGCCGCTGGCGATTCGCTGGCGGTGACGCTGTCCTATGCGGACTATCCGGCCCCGACGTGGGCCGCGAGCTGGTTTCTGCGCGGGCCCTCTGCGCAGGACCTGACCGCCACGCAAAGCGGCACGAATCACGCCTTCACGCTGACGACGGCGGCCAGCGGGAACCTGCTGCCCGGCACCTACAGCTACAGCGTCCGGGTGACCAGCGGCACCACCACCACCACGGTGGAGACTGGCCGCCTGACGGTGACGCCAAACCTCGCCGCCGCGGGCCCGGGCGAGCTGACGAGCTACGCCGAGCAGCAGCTGGCGATCTGTCAGCAGGCCCGGGAAAACATCCTCCGGGGCGAGATGAAGCTGTACATGATCGGCGGCCGCCAGGTGCAGCTGCATAGTCTGGACGAGCTGCGGCGCGAGGAGACGTTCTGGCAGACCCGGGTCCAGATGGAACGCGGCCTCGGGTTCGGTCGGGCGGTCCGGTACGACGTGGTGGGGCTCCGGTGAAGCTGCGGGCCCGCCTGGCGCTGCTGACCGCCGCGGTGACGGGCCGCCGCGCCGGGCCGCGCATGCTGGCCCGCTACGCCGGCGCCGGGCACCAGCGCATCGTGGCCCGGTGGTTCACCGAGCTGGAGGAGCCCAACGAGGAGCTGCGGAACACGCTGCGCGAGCTGCGGGCCCGCAGCCGGGAGCTGATGCGGGACAACGGCGAGGCCGCCGGGCTGGCCTTCGACTTCGAGGCCGACATCGTGGGCGCCGCCGGGGCTCGGCTGCAGTTCCGGGCCCGGACGCCGCGAGGGGCGCTGCGCGAGCCGCTGAACGAGCGGGTGGAGGCCGCGTGGAACGGGTGGGGCCGCCGGGACAGCTGCACCGCCTCCGGCCACCTGACGTGGCCCGCGCTGCAGCGGCTGGCCCTCCGCACCGTCATCGTGGATGGCGAGTTCTTGGCCCTCAAGGAGATGGACCCGCGGCTGCCTTACGGATTCCGGCTGCAGCCGCTGGACGCCGACCAGCTCGACGAGACGTATACGTTTGACCGCCTCCCGAACGGGAACGCGGTGATGATGGGGGTGGAGACGGACCGGGCCGGGCGTCCGGTGGCGTATTGGATCTGGGACCGCCACCCCTCTCTCCCGGGGCGGATCCGGCAGCGCATCGAGGCCGCCCGGGTGCTGCACATGTTCAAGACTTTGCGGCCCGGGCAGCTGCGCGGGGTGCCGTGGTTCGCGCCGGCACTGGTCACCTGGAAGCTGGGCCAGCGGTACACCGAGGCCGAGCTCTACCAGAGCATGCTGGCCGCGGCACAGGGCGGGTTTTTCGTCAACCGGGACGGTGGTGGCTTCGACATCCCGACCGACGAGCAGGGCAATCCCATCCCGCTGGTGATGGAGGCCGAGCCGGGGTCGGCCCGTGTGCTGCCTGGCGGCTATGAGTTCCAGGCATGGGAGCCAAAGCACCCGACCGCCAATTACGTCGGCTTCATGAAGGTGGTGAAGCGGGGGGTGGCCCGGGCCTTTGGCCGCAGCTACGCCAGCCTTACGGGCGACCTCTCGGACGTCAATTTCTCCAGCATGCGCACCGACCGCGTGCGCGAAATCGAGCAGAACCGCATGCACCAGCAGGACCTGCTGGTGGACCAGCTGTGCGTGCCCGTGTTCGCCGACTGGGCCCGCATGGCGACCCTCACCGGGGCGCTGGGCACGGTGCCGGTGGACTCTGAGGGGATGACCCGGTTTGCCACCTGGCAGTGCAAGGGCTGGCCGTGGATTGACCCGCTCAAGGACGTGACGGCCTCGCAGCTGCAGCTCAACATGGGCATCACCAGCCCCCAGCGGCTGTGCAGCGAGCAGGGCCGGGACTTCTTCGAGGTCATCGACGAAATTGCGGAGGCGCAGGCCTACGCCGCGGCCAAGGGGGTCAACCTGCAGCCGACCCCGCTGCAGTTGACGGTCAACGCCGACGCGGAGCAGGAGCCAGCCACCGGCACCCCGTCACCCGCGGAGGAGCAGCAGGCCCGAGAGGCGGGCCCGTCCCGATTCTTGCGCACCCTGACCCAGCGAACCACGGCGGCCTGAGATGACCAAGACCCAGCAGGATCCCTTCCAGCCGTTCTCCCGGGGCAACCCCGGCGGGTTTCGCACCCGCGAGGTCACCATCACGGTGGACCTCGAGAGCTACATGGAGGACGGCGACAGCGAAGCGGAGGAGCAGCAGGACGAGGACGAGGAGGAAGCGGCGCCGGAAACCCCGATGTCGATCCGCCTGGCGATTTCGAGCGAAGCGGCAGTGGAGCGGATGGACTGGGCCACCGGGGACATGTACCTCGAGGTATTGGACCATGGGCCCGGTGGCCCGAGTCTGGACTATGTGCGCGACGGCATCCCGTTCCTGCTGGACCATGACCTCGGCAACCAGATCGGCCTCGGCACCGTGCCCACGCTGGGCGCGGACCGCATCCTCCGGACCGAGGTGGTGCCGGGTAGCCATCCCGACGCCGGCTGGGTGTTCAAGGACATGACCGCCGGCATCCGGCGGAAGGTCAGCATCGGCTACTGGCCCGGCGACACCTACACCGAGACCCGGCGGGCCGACGGCATGCGCGTGCGCCGGTATCGCGGGTGGACGCTGTTCGAGGCCAGCTCCGTGGCCGTGCCGGCGGACTACGCCATGGGCATGGGGCGCGGCTACAAGCCGATGGACGAGGAGACGCGGCCGATCACGGACTTCCCGGAGGCCGGCGGGGACACGCCGGTGAGCCTGGACAATTCGCGGTATGACGTGTTCCCGGTGCGCGAGGCGCAGCAGCTGCAGGAGGAGTATCCCTCGGTCTGGGCCGCCGGCGGCAACATCCGCGGCAACGACCAATTCCGGATTCTGGCCCCGGTGGCGGAGCGGGGTGGCGAGCCCCGGACCGAGGCCGAGCGGGACGCCATCCGGCTGCGCGAGGCGTGGGCGGCGCGGCACGAGGGAGACTTCCGGCTGCCGGGCGTGATTGCCCAGGTGAAGTGGCTGGTGGTCGGCAGCCGTGGCCTCGAGTACATGCGGGACGTCATCAAGGAGGCCACCGACGCGGTGGACGCCGAGGAGGAGCGCAGTGGGGCCACGATGGTGGCGACCCGCGGCGGCAGGACGAGACAGACCACCAGCCCCGCGAGCGGGCGCGAGCTGGTACGCACGAACCATCCCGCAGCGGCCGCACAGGCCACACCACAGGAGCGCACGATGGACACGAACACCGCTCCGGTGCCGGGCACGGCCCCTGCATCGGACCAGAGCCGCCGCGAGGCGCGCTCGCAGGAGCTGGCCGTGCTGGCCCGCAACTTCCCCACCCATGCCCGTCTGGCCGACTGGATCGCGGACAACGTCACCGTGGACGCGGCCCGTGACGAGGTCATGCGCAAGCTGGCCACCGTGGCCGACACCGCCACCCGGGCGACGGCCACCCCCGGCATCGAGGTCGGGCAGGACCGCGAGGCCGCCAAGCCGTGGGGCAACAACGCCGAGTTCTTCCGGGCGGTGCGCGCCGCCGGCTCCGGGCTGGGCACGGACAAGCGGCTGATGGCCGAGCGGTCGGCCTCCGGCATGGGCGTGCAGATCGGCGCCGACGGCGGGTTCCTCGTGCCGGAGCAGTTCGCCGACAACATCGTCAAGCTGGCGTTCGAGACCGGCCAGGTGCTGTCCCGCGTAAACCGCATCCCGGTGAGCGGCAACCAGTACCACATGAACCTCGTGGACGAGACCAGCCGGACCACCGGCAACCGCTGGGGCGGGATCCGCGGCTACTGGGTGGGCGAGGGGGACACCATCACCACCAGCAAGCCCAAGGTGCGCCGGGCGACCCTCGACGTCACCAAGAAGCTGGCCGTGGCCGCCTACGTCACCGCCGAGGCCCTCGAGGACGCGCCGGCGACGTCCACCATGCTGGACCAGGCGTTCGCGGAGGAGGTGGCGTTCATGACCGAGGCCGCCATCTTCTCGGGCTCCGGCGCCGGGCAGCCCCTCGGCATCCTCAACTCCGCGGCCTTCGTGACCGTGGCCAAGGAGTCGTCGCAGTCCACCGCCTCGGTGGTGGCCGCCAACGTGGTCAAGATGCGGGCGCGCCTGCTGCCTCGGAGCCGCGCCAATGCGGTGTTCTTCGTTCACCTGGACGTGGAGCCGGAGCTGCAGACCATGAGCATCGGCAACCAGCCGGTGTACCTGCCCCCGGGCGGGCTGGCCGGCAACCCGCTGGGCCAGCTGCTGGGGATTCCGGTGGTGCCCATCGAGCACTGCGAGGCGCTCGGCACGCCCGGCGACATCGTCCTGGCGGATATGAGCTACTATGCCCTCGGCGAGAAGGCCACCAGCTTCATGGCCCGCAGCATGCACGTGCGGTTCCTCAACGACGAGGAGACCTTCCGCATGACCTACCGCGTGGACGGGTTCCCGATGCTGCAGAGCCCGGTGACCCCCAACAAGGGGTCCAACACGCTGTCCACCTTCGTGGGTGTCGCCACCCGCCCGTAACCTGACCAGCTCACCGAGGATCCAACCATGAACGTCCAGGACGTCGAAGTGATCCCGATTCTCGACTCCGCGGCAGACGCCGCGGGCCGGAATTCGCGGGCCATTTCCCTCAAGAATTTCACCGGGGTGGTGCGGCTGGTCTGCACCGTCAACCAGGGCAACGCCGCCACGGTGCAGTTCACCCCCGAGCAGTGCACCGCGGTGGCCGGCACGGGCGCCAAGGCGCTGTCGCACGATGTGCCCATCTACACCGCGCAGGACCTCGCCACCACCACGGTGTTCACCCGCCAGACGGCGGCCAAGAATTTCACCACCTCGGCGGCCACCACCTCCAAGAAGGTGGAGTTCCTGATCGACCCCGCCGGGCTGGATGTGGCGGCCGGGTTCGACTGCATCCGGGTGGCCACCGGGGCCAGCAACGCCGGCAACATCACCGCCGCGGTGGTGGTGCTGCAGCCCAAGCACAAGGGCGACAACACCCTCAACGCCCGGGCGGACTGACCCGTGCGCGTGCGCATGCTCACAGGGGACGCGGCGGGCCTGGTCATTGACCAGCCGGAGGCGCTGGCCCGATACCTGGTCACCTGTGGGCATGCCACGCCGGTCCCGTACATGCTGGCCGAGGAGGCCGCCGCGCCGGTCACGCTCGACCAGCTCGGCGGCCGCCAAGACCGTAGCCTGCCGCGGATGCGGCCCCGGGCGGTGCGGTAATGCCTCCGGCCATCGTCACCCGGCACCTGGCGCTGATGTGCAGCGGCCCGCTGTCGGTGCCGGTGGTCTACGGCACCCTCCGCACCCGCGGCCTGTTCAATCACCAGACCGACCTGATCGAGGACGGCACCGGCGGGGAAGTGAAGCGGGATGAGCGGGTGCTGCTGGTGCCCAAGGGCCGGCTGCCGGCGGCGGTGCGGCAAAACAGCCGCCTCACCGTGGACGGCGCGGCCTACGAGGTGCGGACCCTGCTGGCGCAGGAGGATGGCGAGCTGGTGCGGTATGTGCTGGCCCCGATTGCCGGCGCCGGCTGATGCTGACGACCGCCATTCGCGTCCTGGCCGAGTGGCTGGCCAGCCCGACCACCGGCATCAATGCCACCCTGTACGGCGTGCCCCGGGAGCCGGACGTCCCGCTACCGCCGATCATCGCGGTCTACGATGAGACCCGCCACCCGGAAGTGGCGCGGGCGCAGGTGCCGGACCAGCTGCCGGCCTTGCTGATTTCGACGACCGCCACCCCGTTGACCGCCGCGGCCCCGATGGCGCGGCCGTTCCCGCCGGATTACCTCGTGGATCTGGCGATCCGCTACGCCACGGAAACCGCCGACACCGCCGCCGCCTTCAATGAGATGGCGCTGGTCCACCGCGCCATCATGCGGGCGGTGGGGCAGCTGTGGACCACCGCCGCAGGGGAGGCCGCCCGCGTGCGGCAGCAGCTGCAGCTGGTGGAGCTGCGGGACCTCCGGGTGGAGCTGTACCAAAGCAACGACGACAGCCGTTCGACCGCCGGGGTTATTGTGACCGTGCGGGTGCGTGACATCTATACCAACGCCTAACGCGACCAGCCGACCATGCCGGAATACTTCCACCACCTGACGGACGCCGGCGTGCGCCGGATTGCCTTCCCGGATGCGCTCTCGCTGGCCGACCGCGCCGCCTACATGGCCGCGCCGCCTACTGACGCCATTGAGGCGGGCGAGCTGGTGCCGGGCTATGCCCCACCGATGCCGGCCGCGCCGGCTGCCCCTGTGGCCACCGAGCCGGCGGCCGCCGCCCGCAAGGGCAAGACCACCACCCTCCCGAGCGAGGACTAAAACATGACCGCGCCACGCCTGAATCAGGTGATTGGTTTCCTCGCCAAGGAGGAGACCACCTACGGCACCAACATCGCACTCAGCACGTCGGCAGACGCCGCCACCCCGTACATCGGGGACGGTGACCCGGAGCCGCCCGCGGCCTACGATCACGTGTTCGACGGCTCGGTGGGCCGCGGATCGGGCACACTGCTGCCGGTGCGTAGAGCCACGCCGAGCGGCCGCAGCATGGCCGGCACCTTCACCTGCCTGCCCAAGGGGCTGGGCACGGCGTATTCCGCCTCGGCCTTCCCGCCCATCGAGGTGCACCGGTTCCTGAAGGCGGCCGGGCTCGACGCCGCCTACAGCGCCAGCCCCTCGCACCAGTGGCTGTACACGCCGACCGCCTACGGCACGACGTTCACCAGCCTGACCCTCCGGCAGTATGCCCAGGGCTCGATCTACGAGCTCGGCGGGACGCTGTGCGACTGGTCGTTCGAGACGCAGGGGCTCGGGGTGCCGATCTGGACCTTCCCGTTCCGCGGGATCGGCGCGACGGCGCCCACCGATGTGGCCCTGCCGGCCCTGACGCACGAGGCCACCAGCATCGTGCCGCCCATCGCCTCGGCGGTGGTGGAGAACATCGGCTCCTTCACCTCTGCGGTCATTCGCCGGGTGGCGTTCCGCCTGAACCGTAACGTGGACACCGCCCGGGTGGCGCTGGACGCTGCCGGCGGTCATCGCGGGTTCATCCCGGGCAACATCGTGCCGGAGCTGGAGCTGGAAATCGAACGGCCCGAGCGCAGCACCTACGACCCCGAGGCGACGTTCCTGGCGGGCACTTCCGCCGCGGTGGATGTCACCTTCGGGACCACCCAGTACAACCGCTACAAGATCACGCTGCCGCAGGCGCAGCTGACCTCCGTCACGCCCGGCGCGGAGGGGGCACTGGCCACGGTGACGCTGGTGTATCGCGGCTTCGCCACCACGCCGGCGGCCAATGACGCGCTGCAGGTCCTGTTCAACTAAGGCCGACGCGAGACGGCCCGCATGCGCTACACGGCGCGAGCCCTGACCCATGCCTGCCGCCCGGTGGTCCTGACCATCGGGCGGCCGGACGGCTCGTGGCTGAGTAGGTGGTGGGTCCGGCGGTTCCGCACCTGGACGGCGCGGCCCGTGTCGGCGGTGCAGATGCTGGCCCTGCAATCCGCCGGGGCCGACCCGGTGGCCATGCTGGTGGAAACGGCCCGGCTGTTGCGGGCCGTGCTGCCGCGCCGGTGGTGGTACCGCTTGACGGGCGACCCGGTCGGGCTGCTGCTGGCCCTCCCTAACGACCTCCGCCAGAAGGTGCTGGCCGCACTCCTGGCCATGCCGGCCGAGGCCAAGGCGGCGCTATCGCAGCTCGACGAGGTGCGGCGCAACCAGCGGGCCGCGGTGTACGGGGCTCGCCAGGCGGGCGGCCCGCGGCCAACGCTGGCCGTGGCGGCGCTGGCGTGCCGGGTGGCGTTCGGGGACCGGTGGTGGTACGCCCCGGATCGGTGGCCGACGGCGGACGGCTATGTGCCGTTCTCGGCGGTCTGGATTGAATTCGTCGGGCTGCAATCCCTTGAGGCCCGGGAGCGGCTGGTGGTGGCCGATGGGACCGCGCTGGCCACCTCGAAAGACGCCAACCGCGTCCGCCGGCAGCTGCTGGCCATGGCCTATCCGGAGGAGGGCGAGTAATGGCCAGCCGCGAGGTGTCGGTCGTCATCAACGGCGAGGAGTACGTGAGCAAGGCCGCGGACGATGCCGGCAAGGGCATGGACAAATTCACCGGCGGCATCAAGGGCTGGTTCCGGTCATTCGTGGACCTCAAGGCCGCGTGGGACATGGCGTCGGGTGCGGCGCGGTTCCTGTACAATCAGGTGGTGGACAGTTTTCGGGCACTGGATGAATACCGCGGCGCCATTGCGCGCCTTGATGCCGCGGCAAAGATTACGGGCGTAAGCATCACCGATCTAGAAGCGCAGGTACAGCAGGCGAAAACCACGTTCCAGCTCGGATCGACGTCTGCCGTCGACTTGACGGTCGCCACGAACAAGTTTGCCAAGGCTGCGGGCGATACCTCGCTGGCGAGCCGTCTGATGGCCGCGGCCCTCGATCTGGGCGCAGCGCAAGGCCTCAAGGCCACACAGATGGCCGAAGGCCTGACCAGTGCGTTGGCCGGCAATGATGAGTTCCTGAATAAACTGGGCCTCGCCAATCCTTCGCAGCTATGGAAGGATTATGCGCAGGCCGTTGGTCTCTCGGCGTCAAAGCTCACCGAGCAGCAGCAAAAGTTCGCGGTGCTCAATGCGATCATGGAAGCCGGCAATAAGGTGACGGGAACCTATTCGTCCTATCTTGAGACGAGCGCCGGCAAGCAGGATCTGCTAAACAATGCCCTCGAGGAGGCGCGGGTTTCCTTTGGCCGGGCCCTCGATCCGCTGCGGCTGATGTCGATTGAGCTAGGCCAGAAGCTGATGCCGGTTCTCAACACGCTGGCGCCATTCATTGCCAAGGTGGTCATCCTCACCTTTACCGGATTCGCCAAGGTTCTGAATAACGTCTACGGTTTGGTCGGGACGTTGGCAAGTGGCCTTGGCATCATGACGTCAAACAACGCCTTGGCTGTGTGGGGTGCCAAGAGTGCGCAATCCGCCGCACAATTCGGAGCGGCGCTGAATGAATTAAGCGACGCGGCGCACAATCTGGGCAGGACCACCGAAACCGCCGCCGATGAACAGCGAAAGATTGACGCCGCCTTCGCCAGATCCCAGCAGCTCGCCGGCACCTATGGCACCGAGGTAAAGAACGCCAACGAGAAGGTGGGCACCTCAAGCAAGGCCGCCGCCGACCAGGTGACCGGCGACTCGGCCCGCATCAACGAGCTGCTTAATCGCAACCTCGGGCCCGGCCTGAAAGACGCCATTAAGCTGACTGAGGGGGCCCTGAAGGACCTCGGGGAATCCGCCCGCACGCAGCTTGACCCGGCACAGGCCGAGCGGTTCGCCAGGCACATGCAAACGCTAGTGACGGCCGCCGGCGACGTGCGCACGCGCATCGAGGCCATTCCGGAACCCGTGGAGAGAAGCAACCGCACCGCGCAGAACATGGCCCGCCGGATGGGCGATATCGCCCGGTCCGGGCTGGATCTTGCCGCGGCCTTCGGCGTGGTGAGCGACAATGCGGCTACGACCCTGAATACCGTCATCAATATAGGCGTCAATCTGGCGCGGGTGATTGGCAGCAAGGGCAAAGACGGGCTGGCGGAGCTGTTCTCAAGCATCGCGGCCCTGCTGGTGCGGATGATGGGCGGGGAAAACGATCGCCGACGGCTGATCGAAAACAACACGGAGGCGCTGCGCAGCCTGCGGGACGAAGTCGGCAACCTCAACCTGGACGTCACCGGCGAGGATTTTGGCAAGATCCAGAAGGCCCTGAGCGGGGTTCTTCCGCTGCTGGCAGGCGGACGCGGCGCCAAGAATCAGGCCGACATTTTCAACGCGCTGCGCCGCGTGGGCCTTTCGTTTGCTGATGTGAAGAAGCTGGCCGACCAGCTCGGCGTTGCCGTGACCACCAGCTCCGGCGCCATTTCCGTAGAGGGGATCCGGGCCCTCCTCGAGGCCATGGGCATGGTAGAGCTTGGCCAATTCGGCCAATCCTTTGCCGAGCAGATGCGAGCTCTTAGGGCCGGTTTTGACATTTCCGGCGCTGATTCACGCCAGCAGCTGTTAGGCCTTCTCAACCTGGGACAGCGGTTTACTGGTGAGAGCCTGTCTGGCATTTTCGGCCGCGGTCTTACGGACCTGGCTTCGACCCGCAGCGGGCTGGTTGGTCTGTTCGAGCGCATGCAGGCCGGCGGCATCACGGCGGCCGAGCTAGGCGGGCTGACGGGTAACCAGTTTCTGGAGCTGATTACCGACCTTATCCGCCGCATTGACGACCTCGCCGCGCTGCCGGATACGTCACCGCTGACGACTCCGAGCACGACCGCGGAGGTGGTCACGGCCACGCAGACGGTGCAGGCTGCGGTGACCGCCCAGACCGACGCGGTGACGTCAGCGTTGACGGCCCATGGGACCCTACACACCCGGGTGGCGCTGGCGACCGAACGCACGGCCACCGCGGCAGAGGCCATCCTCGTGGAGATTCGGCGGGCGGTGACGGCCAACACGGTGGCCGAGACGGTGGACCAGAATCTTGAAACCACCCGGCGGGCGCTGGCGGCGCAACGCGGGGTCCAGCTCTCCCTCGGATGAGCGCCACCATCCAGGTCTGGTCCGATTTCGAGGGGCAGGCCGGCGCCACCTGTTTCGGTGCGCTGGCGCCCCTGCTGTCGGCCAGCGGCACAGAGGCCACCGAGTCACCGGCCAGCCTGCGGGTGACGGTGCCCCGCGAGGTGGCGGACCGGTGTTCGCTCGGAGAGGGGCGCCTGCTCAAGGTGTTCTCCTCCGCCCGGCCGACCCGCTACTGGTTCGTCACCTCGGTGCAGGACACGGACGGGGACAACGGCGTGGTGCAGGTGACCGCGGGCGACCTGCGCCAGATGCTGTCCACCAGAGGGCTGGTTCGGTCCACCGCGGCTTATCCGACCTATGAGTTCACGCCAGGCGGCAAGACCCCGCAGCAGCTGATTACCGATTATGTCCTGACCAACTTGGCCGCGGATGGCCTGACGTACCTGTTCTTCGGCACCTCGGCATTCACCGACACCATCGACATCGGCGCCTTCGACCGGGTGAATCGGACCACCATTCTCGACCGGATAGAGCAACAGACCGGGTTCGACGTGGAGCTGGAGCAGCTGTTCGTGGCCAACCAGTTCGCCGGCCTGTATATCAACGTCAACGCGCCGCCCGTGGCGGTCGGTGGCGAGCGGATCATGGCCGCCGGGACGCATTTCGAGGCGCTGACGCGGACACGCGACGCGCTGCGCGGCGCCACAGTGGTGGTGCCATTCGATAGCGCCGGCGATCCGATCCGCGAGTGTGTGTGGAAGGTGACCGCGATTTCCGGGACTGGGCCCTATACCCTGACGCTGGCCGACCCGACCAGCGGCCAGCCGAAGCCGATCCGCGAGGATGACCAGCTCAACGGCTTCAACCTCGTGCGCCGGGATGGCACCACGCTGGTCATTACGGACACGTTCGGGTCCACCAGCAGTGTCCAGGTATCCAGCATCGGCACCCTTGTGGCCAACGAGCTGGTCACGGTGCTCACCACCAGCAATGTCCCGGTGCAGCAGATCACCAGCCCCTCAGGGCTGGCCGGCAACCGGGGCCGCCTCGTGGCCACGGTCAACAGCAGCCTCGCCAACGTGGGTCGCCGGCAGCTGGCCGAGGACGCCTCCTTCACCGATTGGTCGGTATTATTTGGACCCATCCTCGAGCCGACCTACTGGCGGCCAGAGCAGGCCTCGGACACGTTCACGCCGACCGTGGCGATTTATGCTCGCAACACGGCGGGATCATTTACGGCCAAGGTGTCGCAAGCAATGCAGTGGGACACCTCGAGCCCCTTTGTCTATAAGACGCTGACCTTTGATAATGCGACGGCGTTGAGCTATTTGTACGCCGGCGAGATTGTGAGCATTAAGTATACGGACGGATTCGGGACGTCGGTGAGCAAGCTGGCCCGCGTGGAAAATACGGTGCGAGCGGCCTCTAACGGCACCGGCACGCTGACCATCATGGACGGCATCGGGGGCACGCCGGCAGGCTTTGATACCTCGTTCATTGCCGGCAGCATCTACAGCGCCAGCAGCTCGGGCACGGTACCGGCGGGCACCTTTGATATTGTGCTGCTAACACCGCGGCCTACCTTCGCGGCCAATGCCGCGGCGCCGGATGTGCTGCGGACGGGATTCCGCCACACGGGTGGCGCCGCGGCCAGCAAGGCCCGCATAGAAAACACCAAGGTGAAGGTGTTTTTTTATGCCCCGCTGCCCTATCTGCATTTTTCGGTCGGCTGCACCATGTCGGCCCTCGAGCCGGCCTATGGCCTGTATGGCGATACCGCACTGGTGCCGGCGGCAGTGGGCCTGATCGAGGACACGGCGCCGCCTGGCACACTGCTGGCCTCGGCAAACGCGACCGGGGCGCCAACCAATTCCGCCACATCTATCGCGCAGGGCCCCGGCAACCCGTGGCATGTTACACAACTGACCGGGACGCAAAGCGACGAAACCATCTCGGGCGTCTATACCATGACGACCGACAAGGTGCTCCGGCTGGTCCTGTATCCGGCCCGCTGCCGGTTTGCCTCGCTGACAAGCGACAAGGTGTTGAGCGCCGAGGCCTCGGCCACCACGTTCTGGTATAACGCCAGCCTCTACCTGTCGAACACCACCAGCCCGTTCTCGCCGGTGTCCATTCGCAGCGATTCCAACACCCTGTGGCATCGGGCGCAGGACGTGCTGGCGACCACCGGCGCCGCCGCCCGGTACACTCTCCGTGGCATCGACCTGGAACAGCTCCTCGAGGACACGCACGGCATTAGCTTGGGGCAGCTCCTCCGGGTGCGCAGTGAACGCCTCAACCTGGACGCCACGGTGCGCGTGATTCGGCTGGACTTCGACCTGATGGATCCGGAACGGCTTAACCTCGAGCTGGGCGCCATCGTGCCTCGCCTCACCGGCGTGACCGTGAGCCTCTGACCATGCCCACCTACCTCAACGACCGGCCTATCGAGGACGTCATCGACGCGGTGTTGCGGGTGGATGGGCACATCGCGCCGACCGTGACGGTCCGGAACCGGGTGCCGGTGGCCAATGCGCCGGGGCTGTTCGGCATCGGGGTGGAGGTGGCGCCGCGGACTGTGCAGGTGGTGCTGGACGTGCGCAGCGCCAGCCCGGTGGCGCGGGCGGCCACCATCGACAACCTAACGCGCCGGCTCAAAGGGCTGCTCCTGCTCCGCACGGATGACACCCCGGACCGCGAGCTCTACTGCACCTGCAGCGGGGTAGAGGTGTCCCTCTATAACGGCGCCTACGCCCTGGGCACCGTGTCGGTGGAGCTGACCTTCACCGCGGTGGACCCGACCAGGTACGAGCGGGACGCCATCTGCTTTGGCCTGACCACCAGCCCGCGGGAGGTGCCCGTGGGGACGGTGCCCTCGGCTCCGATCATCTACCTGTACGGCGGCAGCCCGACGGTCACCGGGGTGCGGATCATCACCCGCAGCTACACGGGCGACGAGGTATCCCGGATGACGACGCTGGGCTCGCTGGCGTCCACCTCTGCGCTGGTGGTGGACTGCGCGAAGCAGAGCTGCGCGCTCTATACCGCCGGGGTGCTGCAATCCAACGGCAACGCCTTCCTCGTGTCGGGTTCGTTCCCGGTGCTGGACCCGGAGGACAGCCTGGACGGTGCCGGCATTACCCTTGAGCTGACCAGCAACGCCGGCACCCCCACCGGCCTCGTGCTCTACCGGAAGGGTTACTAGGTGGATATGCCATGAACACCGCACCGGTCACCGCCCGCGCCATTCGCCGCCCGGGCCCGCCCGTCCTGCTGCCGGCCTCCCGATTCCGGTGGGTGGCCCGCCTGGGCTCGCTGGAGGCCGTCACGGGGCAGGTGGGTACCCTGACCCGGGCCGGCACGAACACGGCTACGGACAGCGGCTGGACGGCCTACACCGCGGCGCATTCCATGCCGCGCTGGGAGACCCGCTCGGTGGACGTGTCCACCGCCACCACCCCGGCGGCCACCTACCTCCTCCTCGAGGACGGCGACTATCTGCTGGCCGAGGACGGGGACGAGATCCTGCTGGAGACGGGCGGCCCGCGGCTGGGGCTCCGGATCGGCGGGGTGCCGGACGAGGACCTCCGGTTCCCGGTCGGTTTCGCGGTGGAGACGGCGACCCTCTTGGTCGATTTCGTGGAAATCACCCACCGGACCACCTCGAGCGGTTTCCTGCTGTACCTGGGCAATGATGCCGGCACCGGTGCGCGGCTGACCATCGGCGGGAACGGGACCAACTTCGAGGCCATCCTGAACAATGGCAGCACCACGACGACGGCGAGCCTCGCGACCGGGACGCCGGTGGCCGGGACCGCGGCGCGGCTGGCCCTGCAGCTCGAGGACGGCGGCGGCACGATTCGGGCCCGGCTGCTGCTGGAGATTCTCGGTACCGCCGGCGTGACGACCGGCAGCTGGTCCACCGCCATCACCAGGCCGACGAGCTGGGGGAGCGCGACCAAGCTGCGGCTTAACGGCGCGCCGACCGGCGGCGGCGCGGAAGGGGTCTACCTGCAGGTGGCGTATGGTGCCGGGCTGCAGGACTTGGACGATATTGCGGACAGCCTCTAACACGATCACGACCGATGAGCACCCTACGACACGGGGGGACGGATGGCACGGTTTAGCTTGGCAGCAGGGACGGTCACGATTGGGCAGCGCACGCTGGGGGCCAGAAGCGCCGGCGGTGAGGACGAGGTCACCTCGTGCGTGTTTCAGATCTGGAACGTGGCCGGTGGGTTTTCGACCATCCCGAAGCTGCTGGTGGAGGGATCGGGACAGGCGGGCGTCAATGTGCACTACGTCAACATGGCCACCGGGGACGTGCAGGACGCCGGCACGGCCATTACCGCCGCGGGCATCTTTGCCGTGTTCGCGCCGGGCTGTCAGGTGCAGCTGACCACGAGTGCCGGCACCGCGACCTGCGAGGCCCTGCGGGTGGTGGGGGTGACCACGGTATACCACAAGCAGACCGGTAACTGACGATGGCGGACCAGAAAATATCCCAACTGGCGAGCGGGACCAACGCGCAAGCCGGCGACCTGTTCGTCATTGCCCGGGGTGCCAGCAATTTCAACCTCACGACGGCGCAACTGTTCAACGCGCCGAGCGCCGCGGCCACGTTCGCCAGCTTGACGGTGAGTGGCGACCTGACGGTGGACACGTCCACGCTCAAGGTCGATAGCGCGAACAACCGCGTGGGCATCAAGCAAGCCACGCCGCTTCACCCGGTCCACGTCGGCACGACCGATCTGATCCTCAACGCCTCCGGCAACCTCGGCCTCGGGGTGACGCCGAGTGCGTGGGGTAACGTCTGGAGAACACTTGATCAGCAGGCGGTTGGGGCTTTGTCTGCGAGCGGTTCTGGCTCTGGCGATTACGGCCTCGCATTCAACGCCTACAACGATAACACCGACTGGCTGTACAAGTATTCCGCCCCGTCTGCTCGGTATCGCCTGAACGAATCTGGTCACGCATGGTACACAGCCGCGTCCGGAAGCATAAACGCAATTATCGGCGACTTCGGCACCGCCAAGATGACTTTGAACGCGAGCGGCAACCTCGGCGTCAACTGCGCGGCGACGAACGCACGGCTGGAAGTCGTAGCGACGAGCGGTGAGGTGTTCCGCGCCGATGCCGCATCGGCTGCGGCGCGTATCGTCGCCGACCAGACCAAGGTTGTGGTCGCTGGCGATGTCGCACTTGGGCAATTCACGACCGACTTTGGCAGCGGCTCCCGTGTTGTGGCTATTTCCGAAGCTGATACTGTGCCCAGCACCAACCCGACCGGGCGCGGCATCCTGTACGTCCAAGGCGGCGCGCTCAAGTACCGTGGCACCAGCGGCACCGTCACCACCATCGCCAACGCCTAAGGGGCAACTATGAGTCTGATCACGATCAGCACCGCCGCGATCAACTACACCAGCGGCACCACCGACTGCCAGTGCAGCGTGGCGGTGGACGTGCCCACCATCGGCACGACCTACGTCGGGCGCAGCGTCTCGCTGGCCTCCGGCAGCCTGCCGCCGGATTGGACCGACCAGCAGCTGTGCGCCGCGGTGGCCGAGGCGCTGGCCGTGCCGGTCTCGGACGTCACCGTGGCCGGCGGGTTCCAAGAGGCCACCGCCAAGGTGGCGGCCGCCAAGACCGCCGCGGCGGGCGCCAACTGATGACGCCGCAGACCTCCGGGCAGGCGGCCACGGGCCCCGCGGCTTACCTGCTGCCGGCCAGCATCCGCGACCAGCTGCTGGCCTACTTGGTGAGCCGACCCTACGCCGAGGTGGCGGGCGGGGTGGCGGCCATTCAAGGCTTGGCGCCGGCGCCGGATCCTGTTCCGGCCACGGAGCCCGCTCCGGAGCCCGCCCTCGTCCGGCAGCTCGAGCTGGTGCAGGCCGCCGCGTCGCCCGCATTTCTCCCCGTGGCA